GAATCGTTTCTTCAATTTCCTGAAGAGTTTGATTTCCAAAAATTATCTGGTTTTTTAGATAGAAACAATTTTTCTACCCGGTTGGTGAGTAACTGGAAAGATAACTATGTCTTGGAGAGTATTATCCAAGTTAAATGGGTTCATAAGAGTCCTGAGTTTGGTCCTTTGCATGCTGATCTAGAGAAACAATTTAATCCTGAAAAAAAGGAAAGTAATATTGATATGTTTCTATCTATGGTATCAGGTGTATCTGGACCAGCTCATATTGATGAAGAAGAAAGTGTTCATCTTATCCAGCTATATGGAAGTGTTGTATATAAATTGGAAGATGGAATGTATGAGTTAGAACCTGGAGATATGCTGAGAGTCCCGAGTGGAAAGCTTCATAAAGCTATTGGATTGACTCCTCGCATGACTCTTTCTTATGGCGTATTTGGGGATAAATAACTAAGATGTGGAATCCTGATTATCTGTTTTTTCTGGCGATGACAATTTTTTTTGTTGCGATGTTTTATTTTCTGACTCTGATTCCGAAGTAGAATTTAAAAATTCTTTAGCTTTTATTAGTCTTTCATTTTTCTCTTTGATTGTTCTCATTCTCTCGTAGAGTTGCTCTAGATTTAGATCATCAATTTTTCCATGTCTTACAATCTTCTGGTCAATGTAGAAACCAGCAGCCTTTCCTCTAGCTATTTCAGTTGTGGCTGCAGCTGCTAGATTCTTACTGTCTTTTTTACCTCTATCTCTAATCTTTCCAAGCTCTTCTAAATGACCTTCAAAACTTATGCCATATTTTTGCCTTACTTCATCTCTGAGATTACTTATGTAAGCGCAGACGAGTGGATACTTCACAGGATTAGTTAGGTCTGATCCTGCTACTGAACACCAATTACCTTTGTCAGAATAGCCAGCGAGTCTAGCTGCTTCTGTTTTAGTAATTGGATTACCCTCTACTCCATAGACTATGAGATTAGCAAACTTCATTTGCTGGGGCGTCAATTGTTTTGGTGGTCCTTTTGGCATAATAATTGACAATATATATTAGTTAGTTTAGAAGCGCAATAGAATGGCGATAACAGGAAAGATTCTAAATCACGTTTTAAAAAAGTTTATGAAAGCGGAAGTTGCTCAGAACGCGAGAGTCCAAGTGGAGTTGCCGAATGGTGATATGTACGATATGACGGATATATTACTACTTGAGAATGCGATTCTGGGTAATAATGAAACCCATCGATTGGTTTTTCGGTGTAGGAAATCTCCATATAATATTGGCAAAATCATCGGACGTTTATAGCTTTTGATTAGGGTAGTTAAATGGCTCTAAGAGAAAGACAACTTTGGAGAAAATTAAAAAATGCGACTACCTCAATTTCATGGACCAGGCTGGAAAACTGGGCTTTATTCGGCACTCCTGATCTATTGGGCTATACTTCTCTCGGGACCTTTTTTACAGTAGAATTAAAATCGACAAACCTAAAAAACCCTAATTTGGTACGGTTCTCCCCGCACCAAATATCTTTTCATATTAAGCATAAAAAAAATACTTTTATTCTGGTAGCTTGTGCCCTGGATCAGCTTGTACGCTTGTACCCTGGTTCCAGGATCCTGGAGCTTGTAGACTCAGGCTTGAGGCTTGAGCCCTTAGCTTGTGGCTTGGAGGCTTGTGCTCTACGGCTCGAGCGCCTGTAACCATTCTCCCTGGCCCAGGCTTCATGAAGTTCGTATATTCTAATGGATTCTGTACTGAATTTCTTTGACATCTTTATTCCAGCATGCTCTACAGCTGCCGCAGTTGTTGCCCTGCTCAGGCGCCGGGCACACGTGGCCAGCTCTGGCCTTCGTCACGACTGTGGACCAGTGCGGCCAGGCGTTGCCGGGCTTCGTATCATTTTTTGCATTCGATAATCTAATAATTAAATTAGGCGGTATGATGGCTGGATCCAGGAACTGTAACAGCTTGCGCTCCTGTGTCGGGAGCCAGTGCATTGTCTCCGGCGTGCGCTTGCAGACTTCAAAAATTTTTTTAAGGTGCTCGGGCCCTTGCAGGTCTCCGCTGTCGTGCCATCTGAAGTGCTTCTTGCCGGCTACAAGTACGGTCATAGCCTGGACCCAGTCCGGATGTGTCAACGAGTCCAGGCGCCTGGCTAATGCGTCCTGAACGTTTGGAAAATTGTATCGACCTTTAAAAGCATAGCAGCCGTAGCAGGGTGTGCCGGGGATCTCTCTGAGCTTCGCGCCTGTCTGGCACGCTCTGGCCGGCAGGTTATATGAGCCCTCAGGCATTTTGCCTGGAGCTGATAGTCCTCCGGTGATTTTGCTTGCTTCTTTCTTATTCATAATCTTATAATATCCTACAGCTTGCAGCCTGTCAATCTGGTTGCTTGGACCCTGATTCTTTATGGGCGGGCCCACCCCTCCGGAGCTTGAAGACTTAGCTTGTGGACTCCATGTGTATTTTTTTTGTTTATTTCTCTTTGAAGAGCTTGGACGCTCAGGTCCAATTGGTCCCGGATCCAGGCAGGATTGATGGGGATGTCCCCATCAATCCGGTATCTTATTTTAAATTCCATTTCCATTAGTCAAGGACCACCATGTATTGTTTTGGGAAGTGCTTTCTAAACCAGTCTATCCCAGCCCGGACAACGTCCCAGGCTTCGAAGCGCTCAGCTCCGATGATGGTATCATAAACAGACGCCGCGTATCCTGGCATCTCTGTTTCTTCTCCTGTGAACCGGTTCGCAATCTTAACTGTTTTATCCTGGTACACTGAGCAGTCGAAGGGCAGCGTAACCTGCTGGCCGTGCCATTCTATTTTTTTCTTTTTTGGTTTTTCTATTTGCATGTTTACCTCTTTCTAGATCCCACTATATCCCAGAGCCCTGGAGCTGTCAACTAGTAAATTTTTTTCTTGTACTTTAATGGGCGGGCCCACCCGCTTGAGGCTTGAGGCCTGACTGGTTATTTTTTATTTTTTTTTAGTTTAGAATCATTCTAAAGTGGCCAAGTGGGCGCTAGCTATAATTACATTAAGTCATTAACCACTTGACCCCAGATCCCTGAAGTATGTTTTGCGCGGTCTAGAAGTCCGCAAACTCCATCAAGGATCAGGGTTCAAGCTTGAACTTTATGTGTACCAGTAAATTATAGCCATACAGACTACAAACATAACTGGATAGAACCAAATACTATTCACCAGCATTTTAATTACTTCCTTTCCACTTCTTCCATAAATTATCATACTTTCTTTCTGCTTTGCCGAGTGCGTTTTTGTACTGCCACTCGGCAAATGCTTCTATGTTATTAATAGTTTTTATTCATATTAATTTACAAATCCCACTATATCCTATTGACAAGGTTTGTCAAGTGGTTTATAAATTATTTTATGTGCAACAATAGAAAGGAAAATATATGAGTAGAATAAGACTAAATTCCGAGTACAGAAATAAAATCGCAAATAGGTTGCGAGTACACTTGGAACAAGAGAACACGCAAGAGAAAGAAAAATTCTTTCAAGAAAGAGAGAGTTTTTTAGACAAGCAAAATGCGACTTGGGAACTTGCGAAAGAGTGTGTGACCAGACAATATCCTAAAAAAGATGTAGACATGGCACATTACTTACAAGACAAATATCCTAATGTGAATACTATCGCAAAAGATAGTTGCTTTCATTTTGGTTATATGCAAAACGCAAAAGCGAAAGATGATGACGACAAGTATGTCACAAAGCATTTTGACTTTCGTTTAAATGGTGATGTTAATGGAGTTGATAGACAAGATGACATTGACAGTTATAGTCCTGAAAGTCGTGACTTTGCTTATGCTTATTTTAGAGATGAACTGAAAGCAAAAGAGGGTTGTAATCCAGATATCAATATTGAAATGGAGGGCAAACCAAGTAATCCTCACCAAACTAAATTCAATGACGCAAACGAAAAAGCGCTTGGATTTTCTGGTGGCAAGGGAAATGAAATATCTCACGCAAGAGATTGGAACAATAACTATGAGTTAGATTTAATTGGTCGTGAGTATTGTAGAGATCGACAAATCCCAGTTTCCGAAAGTGAGTTTAATACTTTTGTAATCTGGCAACAAGCGAAAGGTCAATTAATCATGGCGCATTATAAATGGATTAAATCTGTTTTAGATCAAATGAATAAAGTTATTAAACCTTGTTTAAAAGCTTGGAAATATCTTGATGAAGCTTTGGAGTTTGCAAAAGAAAGCGGACTTGATTTAGATGAAGCTGAAATTATTAGAACTAACTCAACTGGATTAGCTTTATACAATCCAAAAAATGCGGCTGAAATGTTAAAGAGCATGAAGAATAAATCTCAAACGAGAGAACAAAAAATTGCTCTACGCAAGGCATACGAACAACAACAATCCACACAGTAATAGTCCTTGACATATCTGGGGTTTTAATATAAAATCCCAGTATGTATAACAATAAAGGAGAAAGTAAAATGGCAAAAGAATATAACCATTCTGACCATATCGCAGTTTTATCTGAACTGACTACTTTGTATAAATTATTAAATGAGATACGAAGTAAAATAGATATGGCTGAAGTTAAAGAGCAAGAAATGAAAGTATTGCAAAAAAAGAAAGAGGAATTAGATGACGAAATCCCCTTTTAAAGAAGCAATCTTTTATATTAAGTATTACGCAGATAAACATCAATGCGTAATTGAACGCAAGGCAACTCTTGACGAGAATTGTTTTGAGGGCAAACATAAAAAATTCGGTTATCCATACAAAAAGTATATTGATGTTTGGGCAACTGAAGAAGTAAATAATGGC